TCAGAGGGTGCAAGGATCCCGTCTTGTCGTGTGGGCTGGTGGTGCTGGACACCTCGCGGATTCCCGCGGATGTGGGGAATGTGAAGGTCCTGATGATTCGCAGGAAGGACAGCATGAGCTTCGCAGAGTTCATGCGGGGCAAGTACGACCCCACAGACACGGACTATGTGGGGCGGCTCTTGTCCAACATGACGGTGACAGAGCAGCGGGACATTGTCAACAAGTCGTTCGATGACCTGTGGCGCCAGCTGTGGGGAGACGACCACACGTCGAACGAGTACCTGACGTCCAAGGAGAAGTTTGGATCGCTGGACAGGGCTGGGATGGTCTCCACCTTTGCGTCTGTGTATGGAGAGCCCGAGTGGGGGTTCCCCAAGGGCCGCCGTGTGCGGACCGAGACGGATCTCGAATGTGCCCTGCGCGAGTTCAATGAGGAAACCAATGTGCCCCGCGAGGCGTATGTGGTCCTCAACAATATCCTGCTGGAGGAGACCTTCACGGGTCTGAATGGCGTCCAGTATCGGCACGTGTACTTTGTGGCGCTGCTGACCAAGCCCGAGCTCGTGAATCTAGGTCAGAAGATGACCTACATGCAGAAGCGGGAGATTTCGGGGATTGGCTGGAAAACGCTGGAGGAGTGCAGGAACTATGTTCGGCCTCACCACGTGGAGCGCCTTCACATGATCGAGTCGCTCACGGAGATTGTGCGGACCTACGAGTCGCATTGAGTCTCACACCCGAAAGTTTGCGAGGTAGATTGTGATGCAATACGCCACCACGCTCAGCACAAACACCCACCACCACACCGGGAACACGGTCGACTCACGATCTCCCGTCCCGAACGGACGAATCCGCCCCTCACGCCCGAACGCAACCGTCGGCTTGAGGTACAGGAACCCCGCCATCAAGAAGAGAAAAATGGACACCATCCAGATGCGATGGGTCTTCCGTGTGATAGCCTCCATTATCAAATCGTGGCGAAAAACAATGAGCTACGTCCTCCCCAACCGAAAGGCTTTTGCGGACTTCATTACCCGCACCTTTCTGAAATACCGCAAGTCACCCCGTGAACCCCAGGACGCGGACGACAAGGAGGAGGATCTCTGCAAGAAGCAATCCAATGCTCGGGAGCTGCTCCACTACCAAAAACTGATTCGGGACTACATGCTGATCGAGACGCCGTATCGCGGCATTTTGCTGTATCATGGTCTGGGTTCAGGCAAGACCTGCTCGTCCATTGCTGTGGCTGAGTCCTTGTTGACCACCCTGAAGACGGTGGTCATGACCCCTGCGTCGCTCCGTGCCAACTATATCGGCGAGCTGCGCAAGTGCGGTGACCCTGTCTACGCCTACGAGAACCACTGGCGCCAGCAGCAGTTGACGGAGGAGACACGTGCAACGGCCAAGACCATGGGGATCTCGGACGGGTTCCTTGACCGCAACAACCGGTTCTTTTCCACTGTGCCCAATGAGAACCCGAACTTTGCCGACCTGCCCAAGACGGAGCAGGATGTGATTCGCGCACAGGTGGAGGATATCTTGAGCCAGCGCTACACCTTCGTGAACTACAACGGCTTGACCCGCGCAGCCGTGAAGGAGATGGTTCCCGAGGATGGTCCCAATCCATTTGAGGACAAGGTGGTCATCGTGGATGAGGTCCACAACTTCATCTCCCGTATTGCCGACAAGGACGGCGTGGTGGGCCCTGTCTTCCAGGCGCTGTACAAGGCCAAACGCTGCAAGATCGTGGCCCTGTCGGGAACGCCTGTGATCAACCGCCCCAACGAGATTGCGTATCTGATGAATTTGTTGCGCGGACCCATCGAGCGCATCACCATTCCGTTCAAGAAGATTGAGGGCTGGGACGAGGACAAGTTGACGGCTACCTTCCGCCAGCAGCCCGAGGTGGATACCATCGAGTTCAATGCGTCCAAGAAGGTCGTGATGATCACCCGCAATCCCCCGCAGTTCCGTTCCGTCTACAATGAAAAGGGCGATCGCATTGCCGTGCAGTACAAGGCCGACCTGAAATGGGTGGCGGTTCCTGCGGATTGGATCAATGGATTCAAGACCAAGGTGGAAGTGGAGTTGGCGGGCGCAGAGATTGATATGGAGCGGGTGTCGGTGGAGGAGTTTGAAGGTCTGCCTTCGCCGTTTGCAGAGTTCTCGTCCATGTTCCTCGATGGACTCTCCGTGAAGAACCCGCTTCTGTTCCAGCGCCGTATTCAGGGGTTGGTCTCCTACTTCAAGGGCGCCGACGAGCGCATGTTGCCTCGGCGCGTGGACGATGACAAGATGCTGGAGAAGGTCCCAATGTCGAAGGAGCAGTTCACGCATTACCTCGGACAGCGCTGGGCCGAGTTGAAGATGGACTCCAACAAGGGCAAGAAGTCGCTGGACGAGAACCTGGGCAGTTACCGCGTGCTGTCGCGCTTGGCGTGCAACTACCTCCTGCCTGCAGAGTTGCGTGCCGAATTCACAGCCGAAGAGGCCGAGAACGAGGACAAGGTGGTGGACAAGCCAGCCATCCTGGAAAAATTGAAGGCCAATCCCGAGCGCTACCTGTCTGCGAAGGCGTTGGAGATTCTGAGTCCCAAGTTTCTGCGGGCCCTGAAGCTCATTCAAGAGTCGATGGGCGAAGCGGAATATCGCAATCAGTTCGTGTACTCCCAGTATCGTGAGCTGGAGGGATTGGGTGTGTTCTCGGCTATTCTGGAGGCCAATGGCTGGCAGCCGTACAAGATCGTCAAGACCAATGGCCAGTGGGTGGAGGGCGAGATGGACCCCGCCAAGCCTGCCTACACCATGTACACGGGCAAGGAATCCGCCGAGGAGCGCGAGTTGACCCGCCAGATCTTTAACAACAAGTTCGAGTCCTCGTTTCCCGGGTCGCTCAAGACGAGCGTGGAGACCAGGGGCAAGAAGATTCTGTGCCTGCTGATGGCCTCCAGTTCAGGTGCGGAAGGTATCACGCTCGCCAATGTGCGCCATGTGCACATTCTCGAGCCGCATTGGACACCGGCGCGTCACGACCAGGTGATTGGCCGCGCCATTCGTATTTGCTCTCACGCAACGCTCCCCGTGGAGGAGAGGACAGTGCGTATTAGCTTCTATGTCTCGGTCTTCACCGAGGAACAGGCCAAATCCAATGAATTCCCGAACATTACGCCCATTCGCCGTGCCGACACGACCATGAAGCGCTACGAGGGAGGAGGGCCGGTGGAGACCTTCATGTCGGCCGACGAGTACCTCTACGAGATTGCCTTTGAGAAGAACCAGATCAACCAGAAGATTGGTCTGTTGCTCAAGCAGTCAGCGGTGGACTGCGAGATTCACCGCAAGCTCCACTCAAAGGAGAAGCCGGTGATTTCCTGCATGCGCTTCGACAGCACCATCACAGGCGAGGACCTGGCCTTCAAGCCGTCCGTCAAGTCCGAGGACCTGGACTCCACCTACCTGCGGAACATGGAGCGCAAGACACGCCGTCTGCAGAGGGTTGTGATCAAGGGAATCCTGTTTCTCATTGATCCACTGACGACGGAGGTGTTTGATGGCGTGGCGTTCGAGGACAATAACCGTCTGATTCCCGTGGGTCGCAAGATCTCCGACACACAGATCCGTTGGGTTCTGGAGGGCAAGCCGACCTACGAGGCCCGATGAAGATCCTCGAGCCAGCCGTCGCAGACCTTGCTCCAGCTCTTGAAGGGGTAGGACCGAATTGCGCCCTTGCGGGTGTCCATCTTGTTCACGGCGTCCATCATGCCGGCGGCAACGTCCTCGCGACTGAAGGTCGGAGCCGAGAAGCCCAGAGGCATCGAGCCCGCAAAATACTGAACCCCCGTCGCGGGAATGAAGGTCGCCACATTGGAATTCAGAAAGGCCGAGTAACTTCCGACGCTGGTCACGACCTGGGGAGCGCCCGTGTACAGGTGCTCGAGCTGACAGAGACCGAATCCCTCACCGTCCGAGGTGTTCACTCCAATGTCGGTCATGTTGTAGATCTCATTGATCTGCGCATCCGTCAAGATGTTTGGGTGCGCAGTGTCCACAATCATCAGGCGCTTGGAGTACGTGTCGACATCCAGGTTCGCCAGCTTCAGCTCGTGGACAAAGATACGCTGAAGATCGTAGAACGCACCCTGCTGCGGGTTCATGGCCGTGACCACCATGAGATACAGCGGCTCATCCGGCTTCTTGGTGAGCATGTGCACAAATCCCATGATCATCGTATCCAGGCGCTTCCGCTGGCTGTTCCGGTTC